ATTTGCTGCACAGAATAGACTCGTTACTCCTGAAGATTATATTGCTTTAATTAAATCAAATTATGGTAATTTTATTAATGATGTTACTGCATGGGGTGGAGAGGATAATGTTCCACCGAATTACGGTAAAGAGTATGTTGCATTAAATTATAAAGACGGAACATCAGCAGCAACAAAGCAGACTATTCAAAGTGACATTACGACAAGACTTACCGATGGCAGAGCTATTATGTCAATCGATACATTATTTGAAAATGCTGCACAATGCTTTATTGAGACCGCAGTATTTTTCAACTTTAATCCATCGATTACTACTACCACTGCTGGTGCTATTGAAAATCAGGTTAATAATGTAGTAGCAAACTATTTTACTAATAACTTAAACAAGTTCAACGAAGTGTTTAGAAGATCTTCGATTTTAACTGAAGTTGATAACCTTTCAGAAGCCATTTTAAACTCACGTATGGATGTAAAAGTACAAAGAAGATTTACGCCGGTGTTGTCGCAAGATCTTGCTTATAGCGTTAACTTTCCGGTAATTCTTTCATCGCCATTAGATGATGAATACGTCATTACTACCAATAAATTTGTATATGAAAATCAGTTATGTTTAATCCGTAACCAATTAAGTAGTACCACGTTACAAATTGTAAGAAACTCTGACGGTGCGGTATTAGTAAATAATATCGGATCTTATACACCTTCAACAGGTACTATAAACTTGGTTTCATTTAATCCTACAGAAATTGATGGCTCAATAACAGATATTCGTATTTCTGCTATCCCAGCAAATCAAAGTACTGTTCGACCATTAAGAAACTTTGTTTTAGCATTAGATACTACTAAATCATTTGCATCTGCACAGATCGATTACGAACGTATTAGGGTTACTATCTAATGTCGCACAATATAGATTATCTCAATAGAGTCCCAGCTAACTTTATTTCAAGTAAAGTCGAAGAAGTACTTCCAGAACACTTTACTACGGAATATCCGAATTTAGTGGCATTTCTAAAAGAGTATTATAACTATCTTGAAGCGGATGATAGAGGATTTACATATCTTTTAGGTACATTGTACCAAGCAAGAGATATGAATACTACTCTTTTAAGTCAATTAGATAATTTGTTTTCTGAAATTGGATTAGGATTAAAATCTTCTGACTTTGATATTAATCCGAGATTGATTGCAAAATTATTTGCAAACTTTTATCGTGAAAAGGGTAGCGCTAATTCAGCTAAGCTATTTTTTAGAGCATTTTACGATGAAGAAATACAAATTGATTATCCGAAAAGAAATATGTTTATCGTAAATGAATCTCAACTTGGTCCTGATTCATTAAGATACATACAAAATGATGAAAGATATCAGATCCATTCTATTCTGATTAAGTCTGGTATTTCTATTTCAAAGTGGCAAGAATTATTTAAAAAGTTTGTACATCCAGCTGGATTTTATTTATCCGGTGACGTTTTTATTGAAAGTGTTGGAAATTTAAATATCGGTGCTATGCCGATATCCATACCCATCGATCCTAACTCAATCGGTAAAATTATTATCGAAGGTGCAGCGATTGCTCAAACTACTGCATACTCTGAGATTTGGAGTGATAGAGGTTATGTCGAAACTATTGACGTTGAAAGAACTCTTAAAGATGTTGAATTTGTTACCGGCACTCAATTCGATAACCAGTACACCACTTTCCTACAATTTGCTGATACCGATAAGCCTACATTCGACACAGAAACTAAACCTGGTGTAGACTTCTCGAATAATGTAGAAACAATGGATGGTGATACCTTAGATCCGGCATAATATTTGATATAAATAGATTAAACATACAGGAATAAACCATGGCACAACAAACAATCTTTCTAGGATCGGCTGCAAACGACGGCACTGGTGAATCCCTTCGTTCCGCTGGTTCTAAGATCAATTCAAACTTTACCGAACTATATAATGACTATATTTCATTGGCAGAGTTAAAGGCAGTTGTTGCTGCAAGTTCAGATTTTGCAGATTTTAAATCTAGAATCGCAGCATTAACATAATAGGAAAAAAATATGGCGATTATCACAGATCAATTTAGAAGGTATCTTGTACAAAAAATTATTGAAGATACCACTGCAAGTCCTGTTACTGCAAGATATTTCTTGGGGATTGGTAGATCTCAAGCTTGGAATGATACTGACACTGCGCCAGATCCTATTAATGGTATTGGTGAACAAAGAAACTTTCGTTTAAACTTGCAATCTTTAAAACAAGTGGGTTCTTCGAATATAACATTTACTGTACCCAGATACAATTGGATTTCTGGTACAATCTATAGTGCATATAGTAACTTTATTGCAGGATATCCTACTAATCCTTATTACGTATTTACTGAAGATAATAACGTATATGTTTGCTTAGAACGCGGTAAAAATAATTTAGGTAGTCCAT